GCGCCGACCGCTTCTGCGCATGCAGCGATCACAGCATCACGGCTGTCAATATCGGCGGACTGCTGGCGGATGGCGCGTGCAATATCTCCGGAATAGAAATGCGATGCGTCACCATTTGGCGATACCAGCACAACGCCGCATTCTCCGTGATCTTCGATTTCGTAGCGGTCGCTCATTGGCTGTCTGCCTTTGCCAGTGCAGCAGCAATTCGATCATGGATGCCAAGCGGCACGTCGTATTCGCTCCAGTATTGGGAGCACTCGGCGAGTTCGCGAAGGACGGCGTACATATCTGGCGCTGCGGCCATCTTCTGAGCCGTTTTGCAGTCATCGGCATAAGACGACTTCGGACCGTTTACGTGCGCGCTCCACATGTTCTGCGTACAGTCATCGGTCAACTGGTAGACGGTCGCGCCAGATCGTTGCCACGGTTGCGCGCTCATTGGCCGGCCTCGCGGGCGCGGATCATGGCGCGTTGGGTTTGGTTAATCATGGCGACCTCCATCTAAAAGGGGATTTCGCAAAAGTTTTCACAGCCCTTCGCCTGGAACTCAGGCGGAACGTTCGCTCTGAACTGGTTGCAATATCCCGCCGAGAACTCGACGCATGCCGCGCACGGGGTCGATGTGGGGAGCGATTCCAGCACCAGCATCGCGCGCTTCAATACGTCGATCTGGTCCTGCTTCTGCAGTGGCGTCAAAGTCATAGGATGTGATCTCGGGGTATTTGTTGGCTTCGGAGACAAGGATTCGGGTGGGTCGTTTGAGTGATTCGGCGTGCGGCATGGCCTCGGCAACGGTGCGCGGGCACATGCCAGCGTGGCGCTTGGCCCACCATGTGACAGCCTTGGCGCGGGCAAAGGATGTGTGTTCAATGCACACCCATTCGCGGAAGGTCAGCAGACCGCACCAGTACGTGGCCTGCAGCGTGGGGACGCCCGACTTGCCGACGTGCTCGGCATAGGTGACGCGGTGCACATCGTGCCAGCGGGCGATCACCTGCTCGCTGCTCAGGATCGCGGCGCCCACCGGAGTGGCGGAGTGCTCGACCTTCCGCGCCGGGAACTCGTGCCCGCACTCGGGGCAGGTTCCAAGGCCAGCGGCAATGACGGCCTGGCACTTCGGGCATTCCTTCGCCGCGCCTGTTTTCACTTCGCCGGGCTGGCCGGGCTGACGCGGCTTGCTGACGCGGATGGCGTCGACGGGGCCGTGCTCCAAGGTGTTGCCGGCGAAATCGAGCACGAGGCAATCGGTCTTTCCGTCGGCCAGGCGCAGGCCGCGGCCTACCTGCTGGTAGTACAGGCCCGGTGACTTGGTGGGCCTCAACATCGCAACGCAGTCAATATGCGGCGCGTCGAATCCCTCGCTAAGCACGTTGACGTTCACCAGAGCGCGGAGCTTGCCGGCCTGGAACTGTGCGATCGCTGCGTTCCGTTCGCCGGTGGCCTGCGCACCGTGAACGATGCCGGTCGCCACACCGCGGGCCTTGAGCGCCGCGCAGACGTGCTCCGCGTGCTGCACAGTGACGGCAAACACGATGATGGCCTTGCGGTCCTTGGCGTGGGCGACGATCTCATCGCATGCGGCCTCCACGAGCTCGGCGCGATCGACGGCGCGGGCCAACTCGGCTTCGATGTACTCGCCACCGCGGGTGTGCACGCTGGACAAGTCGGCGCGAGCGGATCCGGCGCGGCTGACGAGCTTGGACAGATACCCTTGCTCGATCAGGTCGCCGATACGGGCCTCGTAGGCGATGGCCTGCAGCACGTTGTCGGGGCCGCACACCGGCACCGCGGCGCCTTGCAGACGGTACGGGGTGGCAGTCAGGCCAACCACGCGCAAGTCGGGGTTCCAGCGCCTGCATGCGTCGATAAACTGGAGGTACAGGCCGTCACCCTTGAGGGGCACGCGATGGGCCTCGTCGACTAGCAGCAAGTCGAAGCGCCCGAGCTGCGCGGCGCGCTTGGCGACGGATTGAATCTGCATGAACAGGATCGGGTCGAACCGATCACGGCGGCGCATGCTGGCGGCGTAGATACCGGCGCGGGCCTCGGGCCAGATCGCCTTCAGCTTGTCGTGGTTCTGGCTGACCAGTTCCTTGACGTGGGCCAGCACACCGACACGCCCGCCCGCTTCTGCTACCTGCCGGGCCATCGCACCCATGACCGGCGACTTGCCGCCACCCGTGGGGATGACGATTGCCGGGTTGCCCTCGTTGCTGCGCATCCAGTTCCAGGCGCAGTCGATGGCGGCGGTTTGGTAGGGGCGTAGTTGCACGGTTCAGAGTCCCAATTCAGTCGCAACGTAGAGCGCATGCCGAGACAAGTCATATGACTTGTCGATCAGTTCACGAAGCTCTCGGCGCCCAACGTCCCTGTGAATATCCTTGGGTACGTAGTCGCTTTCAGGCTCTGGCTTGCGCTTGTGCAGCCGCTCTCCGGCGCGCTTAATCAGGTCGCGCAACTCGTGGTCGCTGCAACTGCTCAGGACGTCTTCAACATCCACATCGACGCACACCGTAGGCATCACGCGGCCCTCGCGCAAAGAACGCGCAACTGCTCAAGCGCCGCCAGTGCTTCGCGTTTCGTTTTCCATCCCATGCGGCCAGAAATGACAGAGCCACCGTAGCTTTCTGGCGGGCCAGACACGGGCAAACTGCCGCACATGATCTGCCACACGATGTGGGAGTTTCTGGAGGTTTTCAGGACTACACAGCCGTCAAGGACGCTCACGCAGCCACCCCCACCGCACGCGCCCCGAACTCACCCTTCAACGCAGCCAACCCCGGATCACTCACCAGCGCGGCCAGCTTCGGCCCGAGGGCAAGCTCTGTGCTCGTCCACCCGAGTTCGCCGCCGTTGCGGAACTTCCCACCATCGGGCGTCTGGTACTCGATCCAGTTCTCTTGCTCGTTCGCGTCCGTCACCTTCGCCCACCGGATCAGGTCAGGGATCAGGCGATGCTCGGCGCAGCCCTTGCGTTGGTCTGCGATGGGCAGATCGCGCTTGTGGCGGGCGCAGGACCAGCGGGCGTTGCCGTCGAGCTCGGGCGTGGCGTGGACGCAGGTGCGACAGTTGACCTGCACACCCTCGCCGCGGTGGCAGAGGTTCGCTGCCGGGCACATCTTGCACTGGTACCAAGCCGGATCGGTGCTGATTCCGGTCAGCGGGATGGGTGACTCGACGATGCGCGCGGCCTTGGCTTCCAGTCGCTCAGCTTCGGTCTTGTCGAACCGGATGCGCTCGGCGTAGATGTCGTCGGTGTCTTTGCAGACGCCGAGATACATCGCTCGCTCCATGCCGCTCCACTTCATGTAGAGCTGCACCTGGGCGAAGTGCTCGGGCTTGCTGGCCTGCACACCCTTGCCGGCGAGGTCCGCCCACGTCTTGCCGCTGAATGTCTTGTACTCGCAGCAATGCCAAGTCTTCGGCGCCTCGGGGAATCCAATCCCGGCGCCGTCCATGCTGCCGCCGACATGCCCGCCAACGGCGCTGAACTCGAACTGCTTGCCGGTGCGCGGGTCGACGGTGTGGAGCTGCACGCCGATGGCGCGGAGGTCGGCGGACAGCGCGGGTTCTTCACGCTGCCCGCGCTCAAAGAGCCGCAGCAGTCGCCCGCTGTGCTGCTCGGCATACGCCCACCGGAAGCTGTACCACAACTGCCGGGAACAGGGGCGGCCGATCACCGACGCGCCAAGGTGGCCGCGTGGCGGCTCTCGGCGGGCTTCGTATGCCGCGTAAATAGCGGCTACGGTCGGGCTGGTGACTGCTGCGGGGAGGGTGGCCATGTTATGCGGCAGCCTTCAGCGGCTCAGCGTGGCGACTCAGGGCCGCACCCAGCTTCGCCGTGGTGATGCTCGTCGGGGCCATCTTCACGAGCAACGCGTGCGCTTCCTGCGCCGCCTCGATCAGCGTTGCACCGTCGATCTCGCGCTGGCGGGCGATGCGTTCCTGCTCCGCCTTGGCTTGCTCCAAGTGCTCGCGCTCGCGCCGGATGCGCTCCGCCTCGATGCGCTGGCGCTCCGCGGCTTCTGCGGCGACACGATCGCGCTCGGCGCGTTGCGCGGCTTCGACTGCCATGCGCTCTGCACGGGCCTGTTCCTCGGCGGCGCGTTGCTGGCGCAGTTCCTCAGCTTGCTTGACGCGCTCGGCGGCGGCGATGGCCTCTTCCGCCTTGCGCGCGGCCTCGCGCTCTGCGGCAATGGCGGCGCGTTCTTCCGCGTCGCGCTTCTCCTGCTCTGCGCGCAGACGGGCCAACTCGGCGCGCTCGGCGGCAATGCGGGCGGATTCGGCCTCGCGCTCGATCCGCTCCTGCTCGCGGCGGATCTCGTCAGCCTTGGCGGCCTCCAGTGCGGCAGTCAAAGCGGCGATCGAATCGGCCTGGGCGGCCTGGGCCTCGCCGGCCAGCTCCTGCGCATCGAATGCCAGCGGAGCGGACGCCAGCGCCAGGGCCTCGGCGATCTGCGCGGACGTGGCGCCGACTGCGCGCAGCGGGAGCGAGCGCATCGCGTCGATGTTCTGGCGGATGGCAAACACACGCAGCCGCTCGGCTTCAGCCTTCGCGGCCTTCTCCAGCGCCATGGCAGCATCCCAAGTGTCCTGCAGCGTCGCCAGGCGGTCTTCCTCGGGAGCGATCACGCCGATCAGTTCCTTTTCCTTGGCAATGACCGCTTTGGAAAATGCGGTCGCATCTTCGCGCGCAGCCTTGCCGCGCTTCTCGATCTCTACCCGTGTGCTCTTCAGCTTCATTCGCGCCGCTTGGGCCTCGGCATAGCCGGCGCCGTTGGTGATTCCGACGATGCGCGCGGATGCTTCGACGAGCGGCAGCAGCGCTGCGCGCGTTTCGTCGAATTTCAGGACCGCAGACGCGCGGTCAATTACTGTCAGTTCGGTGGTCATTGGGTCGGCTCGGCATTGGGTAGGCTTGCCCCGTATCGCCGGGGCCACGCGAACAGATCAGGCCGCGTTACGCTGCCAGGGGAGCCCGCCAGCGTTCGCCGCTGCGGGTGCCTGCTGGCCAGGCGGATTGGCCTGCACCGGCTTCGGTGCCTGCGCGGCAGCGCCGGCGAGGGCCTTGTACTCCTTGACTTCGTTGCTCTCGTTGTACTGGTCGCGCGCCGGCTTGTACTCAACGCGGATCAGGTGCGGGATGTTGTGGAGCTGCTGGCTGTCGCTGAGCTGCATCTGGCCCGTGGCGTGGCGGATCTGCGCCAGGTGCTGCTGGCCGATGGTGACGGCGGTCGCGTTCGGGTTCGTGAGGTTGATCCGCGCCCACAACTGGCGCCCGCGGTACGGGCCGTCGATGACCTGATAGGTGAGTTCGAGATAGGACCCATCGCCGCGCTTGGTCTGCTTGACGGTGCTGTCGGTGATGAGCGCGGGATATTCGCCGCTCGGGAGTGCCGCGAACTGCGACTCCGGGGAGGCGTTGAGGTCAACAAGTCCGGTGAGGTTTGCCATGTTCGTGTTTCCTGTTCGGTAGGTGGGTGGTTCAGGCAGCCAGGGCGGCTGCCGGGGTGACGCTGGCCGCGAGTGCGGCCTCGAATGCCTGCCAGTTGAGCGGCAGGGTTTCCGGCAGGCTGTAGCGGTTCTTTGCCACGTAGGCCGGACGCTCGACGAGGTGCAACAGACGCTCGCCGGTGCTGATACCGTGATTGCGGGTCTGGTCGCGGCCCAGGTTTTCCTTGCGCACCATGACCCGGGGCGCGGCGTAGCCGATCACGTCGGCGCGTTCGTACACCAGGCCAAAAGCGCGCTTGTGCAGCTTGATCTGCGCGCGGTCGTAGGCGTCCACATCCGGCGCCTCGTAGCGCTGAATTTCGGCGTGCGCGATCAGGATCGAGCCGATGCCTTTCTCAGTCGCCAACCACATCAGCGCGTCAAAGAGCTGGCGCCAGTAGTCGATGGCGATCACGTAGCCTTTGCCGAAACCAAGATCCTCGACGTTGCGCTTGCCCTCGGCCTGCGCGACGGCCGACCAGATCAGCGGTTCCAGCGCCGACAGGGAATCGAGCACCACCCAGCGGAATCCGTGTTCCTCTTTGGCCAGCACGCGCAGCGCTTCGAGCACGTCGGCGAACGAGGTGGCCAGGGGGAAAGCGTCGGCCTCGATGTTGCCGAGGCCATCCTCGGTGCGGATGAAGATGGCACCGGGTGCGCCGGCTGCCCAAGTCGTCTTGCCCACGCCCGGCGGGCCGTACTCGACGATGATTGGCGGGCGGCTGGCCTTCTCGCGGCGGATGCTTTGCAGACTGATCGCCATGACTCAGCCCCCAACCCGTTCAACAGTGATGGCCGGCTTGGCCGACTTCATCGTGATGGCCTGGGCGACGATGCCGTACAGTTCGACCTCGTTGGACTGCAGGTAGCGCAGTTCCTTCAGATCCAGCTCGGGCTTCCAGCGGAACAGGCGCTTGGCGATCGCCTCGGGGATGTTCGGCGCGATCTCGGCGAGCACGTCCTTGTCGACGTTGCGGGTCATGCTGGTGCGGACGGTCAGCTTGTAGTCACCAGCCTCAAAGCGGGTGGTGCCTTCGCCGTCGAGCTCGCCCAGCAGGTCGAGCACTTCGAGTTCAGCGGTCAGGCGGGCGTGCTGGGCCTGCTGCTCGGCAGCCTTGGCCTGGATCAGTCGCTCTGCGGCGTACTCCAGCAGAGTGGGCAGGCGGTGGACGTTGGTTGCGGTTGCGGTGGTCATGTTCAGGGGCCTTGGTAGCGGTCAGAATCGGGGTGCCAGTCGGGTGGGTCGGTCATGTCGAGGGTCAGTTCGGAGATCCGCACCGTGGAGCGTCTGACGTCGTACTCGACGCGGACCTTGCGGGTGGCGCACATCGCGCCAAGGCGACGGCGCAGCGGGCGGTGCGGCTTGTGGGCGGGCTTCGTTTTCATCGCGCCACCGTCCGGGCGATGTGGTCGAGCTTCTTTGCCTCGGTGAGCGAGTGCCAGTAGGTGTCGCCGAGCGCATCCGGTGCGCGCACCTTGGCGGTGGTGATCGTCCCGGCGCCGGTCAGGCGCTCGGCGTGGCGCCATGCGGCCAGCAAGCTATCGGCGTTGACCGTGAAGCAGTCGACGGTGCCCGACTTGTGGCTGATCTCGAATTGAAAGGCGGTGTTCACGCGGCCTCCGGGTCACGACCGTGGAGGGCGGCGAAGTCAGCGCGAACCTTGGCCGATGCGATGGCGCCCGCAAGCGATGCACCGTGGCGCAGGCGCATCACGCCGGTATCGGCTGCCGTCACATCCACCCAGCGCGGATAGCCCTTACTGCGGCAGTGCAAGCGCACGGCCTGCGTGATCGCCTCGATCTTGCCCATGCGGTGAGCCGGGCGCAGGGCGACGACGTTGGGCGCCGTGCTGAGTGCGTGCTCGTCACCCAGCGATGCGCTGGCGCGCAGGATCGCGGAGCGCTGGAAGTAGCCGGCCAGACGTTCGGTGAGCGTCGGCACGCGGGTGTCACGGGTGATGAAGGTGGTCATGCTGCGAACTCCCGTTCAATCGCCAGCGCTGCCACGTCCTGTGCGCTGTCGCTGCGGCTGAACCAGCCGTGCAGCTTGTTCAGGAACACCGACTGTTTTTCGGCATACAGCGGCATGAGCAGTTCGCGGGCCGCGTCTTCGTCGTCCTGGTCGATCAGCTCAGCCAGGGCGCGGAGCAGTTCAACCGGGGCGTGCTTCAGTGTCCACGTGCCTTCGATGGCCTCGTCGGCGATCGCATCTTCGCGACCGTCGTCATAGTTCGGGTTGCGCGGATCGCTGCAGGGCGTCCGGGCTGAAATAAACGGGCGGTTGAAGCCGAGCATCTCGTTCCCCTTCGCGCCGGGTGGTGGGTGGCGTCGATGGGGTGAATCCTACTATATGTAAGTGACCCTGTAAACACCTTTTCGACAACAATTTTGCTGTTTACTATGCTCATAACAAGTAGTAGGCTATGCGCTATGAACAACCCAGCATTTGCAACCTATGTAGCCCTGTGCGGCAGCCGCAAAGAGGCCGCACGCCGGATGGGCGTTAGCCAGGCCATGATTGACCACATCCTGAGCGGGTTTCGCAAGCTCAGCGTGCGCCTAGCCATGCGCGTAGCCTCCGATTCTGGCGGGCACATCGCGCTGCATGAGCTGCGGCCGGACATCTGGCCGCCGATCTACGGAAGGAAGGCAGCATGAGCACCCTGGCCTTCATCGCCTCCCTGCTCGCCGTCCTGGTCATCTTCGCCGCAGTCATCGGGGTGGCGATCTGCTCGCACTTCGATAGCGGGTTCTTTGAAGGTGACGATCGGGACATACACCCATGACCACCGCGCGCACTGTTGCGCCGAACCTGGGCGGCCGGGCAAACACCCACAGTCGCGCGGCGGTCGCCTATCACTCCCCCGGCGTCTGGGCACGTTCGCCGGGTTCTCAGCCGGGCGATTCGTCGCCCGGTTTTTTTATCTCTACGCGCACGTTGAGCATGGCGAGTGCGGCGTGTGATGGTTGACCCTCTGCCAGCACTGAGCACGCTTGCGGACTATGGCTCAGCCTATGCCAATCTAGGCTGGTGTCTGTGCAGTATCCCACCCAACACCAAAGGCCCGACCGACGCCGGCTGGAACAGCCCGGCCATGGTGCTCGACTCGCATGCGCGCATCGTCGCAGCGGCGCAGCAGCGCCCCAACAACGGGTTCGGCCTGGTGCACGCTCCCAGCGGCACGGTGGCTTTCGATGTTGATTCGATGGAGCACACCGAGACGGCGCTCGCCGAGCTGGGGATCGATCTCGCGGCCGTCATTGCCGGTGCGCCTCAGATCATCGGGCGCCCGGGGCGCGGCAAGGCAATCTTCCGCCTTCCTGAAGGCAAGACGCTGCAGACGCACAAGCTGGCGTGGCCCGCGAAGCCCGGCGAGAAGCCGATCACGGTCTTTGAGTTGCGCGCCGGCAGTGTTCAAGACGTGCTTCCGCCGACGATTCACCCGGACACGCGCCAGCCGTACCGCTGGGCATCCGGTGAGCCGCCGGCATCGCGTGATGACGTGCCGGTTATTCCCTCGATCTTGCTCTCGCTCTGGGAGAACTGGCCGGCGATCAAGCAACAACTGATCGACGCCTGCCCATGGGCTGAGAGGGCACCGCCGCCCCCGTCACGCCGTCCGGTTGTGTCGAACCGCGAGCATGCGAACGTCATCGGGCAGTTCAACCAGGCGCACGATGTGCGCGCGATGCTCATCAACTACGGCTACAAGCCAAAGGGAAAGCGGCTGCTGGCTCCGACGAGCACCAGCATGCTGGCAGGCGTCACGGTGTTCGAGGATGGCCGGTGCTTCTCGCATCACGCCAGCGACCCGCTGGGCGACGGCCATGCTCACGATGCGTTCGACATCTTCTGCCAGTTCGAGCACGGTGGCGACGTGGTGCGAGCTGTCAAGGCTGCGGCCGATCTGATGCACATCGATTCACTGCCGGCGCTGCCGGTGGTCGACGTGCAGTTGCTGATCGCCAATGCCAAGCGACGGCGCGACACCATGCGTACAGAACCCAACCTCGGCGAGATTCCCGGCGAGCTGACCCGCATACCCGGCGCCCTGGGCGAACTGGTCGACCACATCACCGAGACATCGATCAAGCCACAACGTGTGCTTGCCGTGACCGCCGGCCTGGTGTTCGGCGCCGTGATGATGGGGCGCAAGTACGCCAGCAAGACGGATCTTCGCACTAACCTCTATCTGCTCGGCGTTGCGCCAAGCACGGCGGGCAAGGACCACGCGCGGCGCGTCATCAAGTCGGCGCTGGTGGCCTGCGGTCGCAAGGACCTGATTGGCGGCGAAGACATCAAGAGCGGGTCTGCAGTGATCTCGGCGGTGGTGCGATCGCCGGCCGTGATGTTCCAGCTCGATGAGTTCGGCCTGTTCCTGCAGTCGGTGACCAGCCCCAACTCGGGATCGTTCCAAGCGGACATCCTGCGCCAACTGATGACGCTGCGCACATCGGCCAACAGCGTCATTGCTGGCCCTGAGTACGCCGACCAGCGCGTGCGCCCGAAGATCGACATTGAGTACCCGTGCGTGGTCCTGCATGGCACCACGACCGGCGAGACGTTCTGGCCTGCGCTGTCCAGCACGCATGTGCTCAGCGGCTTTCTGAATCGCCTGCTTGTCACCCACAGTGAAAACCCGACGCCGAAGCGGCAGAAGCCCGCCAAGCGGGTGAACGACATCCCGGCCAGCATCATCGCCTGGGGGAAGTCGATCGGCGACACTGAGGGGCGCCAGGTCGGAAACCTGCAGGGCATCACGCCGGAATCGCCGTTCATTGTGGGCGAGACGCTGGCCGGAGAGCGGATTCTCGACGAGTTCGCCGAGCTGGCGGACAAGCGCGCCGCGGATCTGATCGGAACGGGCCTGGACTCTTTGTGGGGCCGTGCTGCTGCGATGGCTATCGAGGTTGCGCTCGTGGTGGCCGGCTCGACCAACCCGGCAGCACCGATCATCGGTGAAGTCGAAGCGCGCTGGGCTGTAGCGTTCGTCTCCTACTGGACTGCTCGCCTGCTGGCCGATGTGCGCAGCCGCATTGTCGACCCCGAGTTCGGCGCCCGCTGCGCCAGCGTGCTGCGCATCGTTCGTGTTGGCGAAGCCCGCGGCGTGAGTGCGCGTGAAGTCAGCCAGCGCTGGAAAGGCTGGCTGCAGCTCAAGCCACGCGAACAAGACGAGATCGTCTCGGCGCTGATCCGCAACGGCGACATGTACGAGATGAAGCGCACCGGCGCCAGGGGTCCAGCCACGCGGATCTGGGTCTGCCGTGAGTTCGCGCCAGACGCTCAAGTGTCGGATACCGACGAATGAAAACCCCGAAACCCGTAGAACCCGTAGACAACCCGTAGACGGTGTTTTCTACGGGTTTCCGTGCGTAAGTGTTTGTTTTTGTTGACACAAACGAAACGTGTAGAACTATTGAGGGGGTGGGGGGTGTCGAACACAACAACGCACCATGACCCTATGAAATATCTCTCTATAGGTGCCGTGGGTGCGTATTCGCTACGGGTTTGGCAGAACTATAGCCAGATCAAACACTTACATACTAATAACTAGTAGAAGTACTTACTACATGTTATCTACCACTGTAAAAGAATCAATGACTTACAAAACAAAACCCGTAGAAGAAAGTTCTACCAGTTTTCTACGGGTTGTTTTGCCCATCACCACCGTCTCCGAAGCCAACCGCCGTGACCATTGGGCGACCAAAGCTCGCCGGGCAAAGGCTCACCGCAACGTCGCCTGGGCGATGTGCCCCCGCTACCCGGTGCCGTGCATCGTCACCCTGACGCGCCTGGCGCCTCGTATATTAGACGATGATAATTTGCGGGGGGCATTAAAAAGCACCCGCGATGGCGTGGCCGATCGGCTCGGCGTCAAGGACAACTCCCCCCTCGTCGAGTGGCGCTATGCGCAGGCCAAGGGCAAGCCGGCGGCTGTGGTGGTGGAGTTCGCGGAGAAGGCGGCATGAGCAACGCCTTTCACACCCAAGAAACCAAGCGCGCACTGGGCGCCCTGTTCGTCGACGTGTCCATCGACCAGGCCGCGCGCAAGGCGATCCGGGCCGCGGTGTCGTGGGGCGGCATGGCCATGATCATGTGCGACGCGGCTGGCTACTGCACGGCGCACCTCCCCGGCATGCCGGCCACCGACCGCCTGGTGAAGACGAGCCCGTGGGCTGTGGTGGGTACCTACCACGTCAAGGCAAACGACACGCGGGCCGCAGAAACCCGCAACGCGCGTGCGTTGATCGCCGAAGACATCCAACACCACTGGCAGCTTCTGTGTGAGGCGATGGCCGCAGCGTGAAGACCGCATACACCACCCGCCTGCGCGTCATCCGCGAGCAGTACGCCACGGGCTACGGGGGAGCCAAGCGGGCAGCGAAACTCCTGGGCATGAGTGCCGATGCCGTGCGGCAGTTTGCCCGGCGGCATGGGATCAACCGGGCGCGGGCCGCATGAAACAAGCCACCGTCACCCGCATCGGCGGCTCGACCATCCCCGCGCGCCTGCGCGCCCTCGCAGACGAGCTGGACCGCGACGGGATCGACATGCGCGCCATCGGCGTTGCCGTCATCGCCCGCGTTGACATCGAGGGCGTGGGGGTCGATGTGGTGCCCCTCGGCGGGTGCGATGTGCTGCGCACGCTCGGCGTGCTGTCGCTGGCCAAGGATCAAGTGCTCAAGAGGGATGGGGAGTGACCAAAAGCGACCTCATGCGCAAGATGCACCGCGCCGGCCTGCGTCTCGACGATGCTGCGCTGGCCGCACAGGTGGCGGTCAACGCGATGACCGCCGAGCGAAACCTCATCATCTGCAGAATCCGCTCGGTGCTGTCCGTGCGCCAGGTCGCGAC